ACTGCAACGCCTTGGGCATTAACGCTGCAAGGTTGTACGCAAGTTTAATGTTGATCTTGCCGTCATACGCGGGGATGCCGATGAACAGCTTACGCCCCGCCAGAACTGTTTGTTTTGCTTCAGCCATAAAACACCACTGCGGTCAAGCCCGCGCCAGTTGTAATAACTAAACTTGTTTCACACAACACACCTTCGCCCGGAATCCAGATGTCATCCGAGGCTTGACCTGCAACTGTGAACGTGAACAACGTAGTAGCGCCGTCTTTAACAGCAATAGTAGAGGCTCCAGAAGAACTGTACCAAATACCCTTAAAACGAGCGCGTCCGTCATACACGGTCGTAGTTGCGTTAGCAGCGCAATCCTTACCTATTACATCCGTCTGCATCATAATCAATCTCCTTTAAAACAGGGGCCGAAGCCCCGAGACCAATTAGACCTGTGAAGATGTTTGGTACATTGTGCCGTCGGAGTTACGCACAACATAGTTCACCACCAACACGCCAGCGCCGTTATCAGAAGCGCCTTGTGCCACTGTGTATGTCAACAACTTATCAGTTGCGCCAGTGTTGGCCCACAATGTGGCCACAGCGTCAGAAGCCACAGGAGCAAACGTTACCAGACCTGCATCGGTCACAGTTGTTGCACCAGTGATAGCGGTGCCAGCCAAAGACAAAGTGATTGTCGTAGCCGCGCCAAAAGCATCAGTGGTAATGAATTGCAAACTCACAATGCGTGAGCCAGCGGGAAGACAGAATGCGGTAGTGGCATCGGCGTCGTTGTAAGCAACAGCTTTGTCTTGAGAGACGATAGTTGCGCCAGTGTTACGTGTAGTAGCAGCGTCTGTGCCAGTTGTGTAACGTGTTGTGCCAAGCAGCCAAGGGCCGAGGTGAGTAGCGATTCCCATGATAGGTTCCTTACATACAAGTGAAGTGCATCAATCGGTATGTCGTCAGCCGGGACTGTTTGATGCACCGGAAAGCCCGGAGTGAAGACAATATACACCAAAAGAAAAAGGGGCACAAGGCCCCTTTTTCTCAATCATTAAGCACCGGGTGAACCGAAGATGCCCAGAGGATCAGAAACGCCGAAGCTGTAACGCTCGCGAGACTTGTAACGGGCATTGCCTGTATCGAAGTCAGCGTCCATGCTGTTCTGCAATGGAGTACGAACAAAGTGCTTCAAGCCGTTAGGCACGTCAGTCATCAGGAACCAAGCATTGGTGTCGGTCAAGTAGTGGTTAATTGCATAACCACCGGCGACAGAACCGTTGTTCTTGATTGCGTTGATGTCGTTGTCGGTTGTGCCAACACGCAGTTCAGTTTCCAACAAGCGGGTTGCAACGAATTGCAGGCTTGGGGGAACAATCAACTTAGTGGGCTTGGCTGCGATCAACAAACCGCGCTCGTCTGTCCAACCAGCGATTTGAATAACGGCGGCTTCCAAGGAAGTCTCGTTCAAATCAGCAGCGACTGTAGGACGATTGCTGTTGGTGCCACCAGAAACCAAGGGGTGATCTGTTGCGCACAGAACTTTACCGTCACCGTATGTGGGGTTACCAGAGCCGGTGAAGGCGGTGTTCAAGATTGCAGCAGCTTTAACTTGCTTGGTGTAAGCCATAGCGCGGGCCAAAGCCTTTGTATAGCGGGCTGACAAAGAGTCATACAAGTTATCTTCAATAGCCTCTTCAGTCAAGCTGAAGCCCATCGCGATAGTCTCGTGTGTGTAACGAGCAGTCCATGCTTCTTGTGCATTGTCATAGCTGATGGCAGAGCCCTCATTCTTGACAGGAGCGGCAGAGAAGCCAGATAACTTGGTTTCTTCTTCGAAGGAACGCTCAGAAGTTTCGGATTCGAAGATTTCTTTGTGCTCTTCGCCGTACTTCTTATACTCCAAACCGAACAATGCGTTCAGACCGGGGAGCAGTTCCTTCAGTAGTTGTGCGCGTGAAATAGCCATGTTATGACTCCTTAAACACCAGTGGTGTCAGTGTATTGGTGCAAGTTGAACTTGACCAAAAATTCAAAATAAGTCGTAGCGGCTACGTTAGCAGCGCCATTGGCTGTATCAGGCACAACGTCAACGACACGGATTGGCAATGTTGCTGTTGCACTAGCAGAAGCGCCGTCGATGCCGTAGAAGGAATCGCCAGTGATTGTTGAGCCAGTGTTGACAGACAAAGCAATGTTGCTACCCACCAAGGCGCGTGAGTACGCAACAGGGGTAGTGTTTTGGCCAGTTGTAGCCACAACTTTGAACACTGCATTGGGATCGTCCACAACAAAGCCAAAGGCCAATTGTGTAGATGTAGAGATAGCAGCAGGGTAATACTGACCGTTCGTAAATTGACCTTGTGAGTTAATGTACGAGCAACCAACCAACACACCAACGCTGTCGCCAGAGTTAGAAGTGGTATTAGCAATCAAGTAACCATCAGTGTTGATAGCAACAGTGTCACCATTGAAGATTGCAGTGGCGTAGCCAGCGGCGATTGGGATTTGACGGATCGCTCCGGCGTAGGGCAGTCCGTCCAGTCGATTGACCGGCTTCAGACCATACGTCTTAGAAATGGTAGGGTATGCCATTTATGACTCCTAAAATTAAGTGCCTTTGCCAAAAGTCACCTTCGTTGTTCGCTCGTTGAAGAGCGGCATACGAGGATCGTTTTCGCGCATGAGATTGTGGTCTACCGAGCGCATTTGAGACGCAGCTTGGTCTTGGAAGAACCCGTTGCGGTCTAGTACCATCTCGGAAGGGGTTTTGCAAAGCATCAAACCACCGATAACGACATTGTCTTTGAAGCGATCATTTTCAACTCCAGCAACAAAAATCTCGGGGTGATCAACTGCCTTAACGGGCTCCCAGCCCTCTCGGAGTTTCAGGGACACATTCATAGCGTCTAACTCGCCACGTGTGCTGATTCGAACCCAATGAAAGTCATAGCCCGCCTCCGGATTGGGGGTAGGTAAGGTATCTGGACGAATCCAATTACGCTTACGAGCCGTTTGTTCACGAGTTTCCAGTTCACGATTTAGTCTGTTTTCAGCCATTTTGTTTCCTTATTTCCAATGCAACCTGTTTGGCGTAGTCTTCTAAAGACACTCCGAGTTTCTTTGCTAGTGCAACCTGCGTGCGTGTCAGCGTAATCTTTTTAGGGGCGACGCTTCGTGTAGCCGGTGCAACAACATTCGCCTTACGGCGAGGCTCTTCGGTCTCTAGGTCGTTGCTCTCGTCAGTAAACTGCTCTGGGAACAACTGTCGCATACGAGAGTTGATCTTCTCGTAGTAATCGTCAGATTGCGGGTTGACGCCCTGTTTGACAAGTTTTTGGTGCAACCCCAGCGCAAAACTTGTCATCTCATCGTCTTCTCCAAACCACTTATTCTTGGCTTGCCAAGCTGTAGCCCGAGTGTCAACAGACGGTTCTGGGGTGTTGTATGCAGTTTGTACATCAGAATTATCTTCCTGTAAAGGGGGTAATTTGATGTTTTTTACGCGATCTGCCTTAAGTGTGGCATTTGTAAGCGCTTCTTGTGCATCTACAAGGGCTTTTGAGTCCCCTGCTTCGTACGCACGTTTGTACTTGCTTTTTGCACTAAGAAGTTCTTGTTCGACCTGTTTTTTAGCCTGTTCAAGCAAAACCTCTTGGTTTTTATTGACGGTGCCCTTGAGTTGCTTGTTTTCTTCAACAAGTTGCTGGGCATAGCGCAGTGCCTCCTGACGCTCACGTTCCGCAGATTCAGCGGCGCGGCGTTGGTCGTGGAAACCTTTACTGAAGTGTTGCAAACGCTTCTTGACGCGCTCGGAGTATTGCTCCATTTCATCGTCTGTCAACTCCATAGGAGCCTTGGACTTTTGTTTACCACGATCGTCTTCAGAGCGATCGTCAATCACTTCGATGTCTAAGTCAGACTCTTCCTTCTCAGCCCTTTCGGGCTTGGCAGGCTTGTCTTCCTTCAAAGGGTCTGATCGACCCTCGATGGTAATTTCAAAATCACCATTGTCTTTTTCCTTTACGCCTTTGTCAGCGGCTTCCGCTTTGTCGGGATCAGGAAATTCAAACTGTACTGGTTGGAATGCCATAGTTCACTCCTTAAGCACGCGTTACGCCACGCGGATCGGCAACGACAGCATCAATTGAATCGTCGTTCATGAGACGGTACTCAACACCACCAACACGGACACGGGTGCCAGAGTTAGCGCGGAAGATCACGTAGTCACCAACTTTGCACCATGGCCCATTTGGGTAACGGTCTTTGTCGGAGTACGCTTGTTCTCCCATATCGAGTACCAAACCAGTCACAGTCATGAGCATTTCCTCATGTATTGTTTTCTGGGCTTTGATAATTCCCATATCACCAATTGTTTCCTCAACTTGAGGCAGGGCTATTAGCAACTTGTAACCAACGGGTTTTGGAAGTTGTTGTTCCAATTCTTCGTCAGTAACAGCGTCTTGAACTTCAATTGTCATCGTCTTCATCCATTTGAGAACGCAAAAGGTCTTGAGTTGTTTGGATGGCAAGTTGGAGACCTCGAATCCTACCTACCACTTCCCGGTATTCGGAGAAGTCTTTAGCCCCCCCGTTTGCCAGAAACTGTGTTGCAGAGAGCACATCCTCTGCGTATTTTGCGATCAGCACGTCATAGACGGTTTTGGCCATGGATTACTCCTTGCTGCCCGGCACTTTGGGCTGTTGTTGTGGTGTTGCTAACACCTTCAAAGCATCGAGGCGGAGGCGCTCTTTGGCTTGGTCTTGCTGGGCTTCCACCCGCATACCTTCCTTCATCGCTTCAATCTCAACGCGGTCTTTATCCAACTGCAGTTTCTGTCCTGCAATCTGCATGTCTGCTTGGTCTTTTGCGGCCTTGCGAGACACTTCCATCTCTTGAATCTTGACCTTGGCCTGCTCCAGTTGGAACATTGGGTCTTGCGCTTGTTGTTGCGCCTGCTGCTGCGCGGCTTGTTGCTGGTGAGCCTGTGCAACTTGTTTGCCTGCGTCTGCAACAAGACGTGCAAGCTGAACCTCCATGTCCTCTGGCAACTGCTCGTCTGGTGGAGGCAGTGGCACACCAAGGCGCTCTTCGATCTGCTTGCGATATGAGAAGCCCAAGTGCTCGGCGATGTGTGCTTGCAGTGAAGCCATGATCTGCTGTGCCATCGGGTTCTGTCCGATTGTTCCTGCAATCATCGGGTCTTGCATGAACGATGTGTGCGTTGCAATGTGTGCATCGTGATCTTGGTAGATGAATGCTTTGATCGGTTTGCCAATGAGTGCTGACATGTTCTCAGATACAGGATCACGTGGCTTCTGATCGTCCGACATTGGAATGATCTTGTCAGCGTTCTTGATGCCCAGCACTTCCAACATCTGACGGTGCAAGTATGGCAAGTCATAAATCTGCGGAGCCTTCTCCGACATCTGGAATGCCGCTTGGTACTGTACGACTCGCTGCGCCATTGTTGACGCGTTGGGATCAGACACAGGGATGACATCCACTGTCTTGTAGTCACTGCGGCGTGCGCGTGGGGGGCCTTGCTCTGGCTCGAATGTGTAATCTTCCGGCGCGTAGTCGGCGATGATTTCTTTGAGCAGCTTGAACTCTAACTTCATCGCGTAGTGCACGCGTGCTTGTACAGCGGCCATCGGTTTCAATGTGCGCTCAAGCAGTGCAAGTGTTGTACCCACAGGTGCGTTAGCGGACATGTCGCTGATGTTCATGTCGCTGATCGCGCCAAGGCGTCGGCCTTCTTCTGTAATACGCTGTAACAACGCAAGCAGTGTCTGGCTAGGCTCCTTGTATGGGAGCATCATGATGTTGTCTTTGATTGCCCCTGACGGCACGTCCACATCACGGAACTCTCCCGGTGCGATCGGTGTGTCGTCACCTTTCACGCGCAGGCCACGTGCCTTCAAGCCACCGGGCAAGTTAGACAGTGTTCCTGCATCAACAAGTTGACGAATAATTGCGGTTCCGGCGCGTGCGTAGCCACCAATGATGTGGATCAAACCCAAGCCATAGAAGCCAAACCCGGGCACATATACATAGTGCACGAAGTGGTCACGCTTGCGAGTTAACTCATCATCTGGCTCCCAGTTGCGACGCACAGCAAGAACTTCTTGCGTACCGCGCTCAATAGTCACCACGTATGGTTTTGCTAAGTCGTCTTCTTCGTCGTCGACGCCATCAATGCACAAGTGCGCATGAATCTCCAGCAAGGTGTAACGCTCGTCGTTAGTCAGCGTGTAGCCACCCTCCTCGGCTTTCTTCTTCTCAATATCTGTGTGGAACGCAACAGGCTCACCCAAGTCCTTCTTACAGTAGAACCCGCTTGCCATCAAGCGATCCATCTCGTTCTTAGTCTTACGCATCACGTGCGTAACACGCTCGGCCTGCTCAATGTTTGACGCGCCATAAGGTACGATGACATCTTCTGCTGGGATGTAAATCGCCACTTGACGACCCATCGATGGATCGTAGTACACCTTTTTAAACGCTGAACCTGCAAGGCCCAATGAGTACAGCATGCGCTCATGCTCTGGGCGGTACTCCACCATGACGTCTGTCAACTGGTAGTTCATGTCTTCCTTGACACGATTAGCCGCTTCTTCCTTCTCCTTAGTGACCTTGCCAATGATCTTAGTCTTCACAGGGCCCGCTGGCGGGAATGTTTCACTCATCGTCTCGGCTTGGAAGCGGATTGCCGCTTCAGCCAACACTGTGGAGTACACGCCACACGCATCATCCCAAGGCTCGGTGCGCTCCTCATAGCGGAATCCCAGCACCTCAAGACCTTTGACGAATGTATCTGACCACTCTTTACGTGAGGATGTGTCGGTGTCCACCAACTCAATCAGGTCGCTTGCCAGCGTTGCAAGTGCGCCCTCATCCATGTACTCGGCTAAGTTGTCACTGAACTCGCCCTCACCATCTTCAGCGTCGTCAGGTACAAGTGTGATCTCCACACTGCCATCATCCAGAGTTACCATGTCAGGATTGACAATGTCAATCTCTAGCGCGTTCTCTTCAGCCTCGCCTAACTCGTCGATGCCCTGCGGAGCAGCGTAGAGACCCTTGTCCATATTTGTAGCCATGATCTATCCTCAGTAGTAACCGCCACGACGACGTGACTTAAAGTATTTAATTTCCTCGGGCTCGTCAGACGGCAGTCTGATAAACCCACCCTGACGGAATCTCATGAGTGCCATCACTGTAGAGTCCACCAAGTCATCGTTGCTCATGAACGGAAATCCTGCGATCTCCTCCACAACTTCCTCAGCCCAGCGGGTCTGCGGTACCCAGCACAGTTTAGATGCCACGATGTCTGCCACGGAGTTTAACCGCGCTAACTTATCCCCGCTACCCCTGTGCGGGGTGTACTCCCCCACGGGCATACCCATCCGGCGTAGTTCTTGGTAGAGCGCAGTCCCCGAGGACTTCTTCTCCACGATGAACGCATCTGGCTCCCAATCCTTATATTCCTCAAGTGCTAACTTCTTAAGGTCTGGGAACTCAAGACGCTTCTTGATTGAGTTTAGGAGGATGATGTGGTGGCACCCTTCTTCCTCGTTAAAGAACACTCCCCACGTTGTAAGCGCTGTGTAGTCGGCGCGGTTATGGCTCTCGGCTGCCGCGTCCAGACTCATGATCACGTACTCGCATCGGGGCGGGTCATCTTTTTCCCAGATGTTCCACCACTCACGTTTGACAACTGACGCCTCTTCCGAGGTGGGGTTTTGCTGGTACTGCGCGTTCCACTGGAACGTAGGCATCGAAGCCTTTGTTCTGTACAGCGCTTTGAGGTCAAAGAATTCTGGCCACAGGGGTTTCTCGTTGTCCGTCCCCGAATTAAAGATAGCGGGGAACTCGACCACCTCGTACTGGTCTGCATCCTCGTTCTTACCCATGTCCCCCGTAACGCGGCCTGTCAGGTCGTTTTGATGCCATCTTGTTTGGATGATGGCGACTCGTCCTCCGGGCATAAGACGAGTACGTGCTCCGTATGTAAACCATTCGTACGCTTTATCAAACACGTCGAAGTTTCCATTGATGATGTCCTGTTCATTATGAGGATCGTCAACAAGCAAGAGATCAGCACCACGGCCAGCCAGAGCAGAACCGACACCACAGGCGAAGTACTCTCCACCCATGTTTGTATTCCACCGTCCAGCGGATTTGCTGTCAACTGCAAGGGTGACTGTTGGAAAGATTTGTTTGTATCTGTCATCGTCAATGATGTTTCTAACTTTACGACCAAAGTCCACAGCAAGGTCTGTGGTGTGGGACACCATCAGCACTTTCTTATTAGGGTATTTACCTATGAACCATGCGGGAAAATAAATGGAGACAAGTTGTGATTTGCCATGACGTGGTGGCATGTTCACGCATACCCTGTCCTTTTTTCCCTCGGCAATATCCATAAGTAAGTCAGCCAATATGCGGTGATGCTTACCCACCTTGTAGTCTGGCTGCATGTGCTTACAGAACTCAATTAGGTCGTCATAACACGCACGGGCAGTCTTGCGGCTGTCCAAGATGTCCGCGATTTTATCAATTTCTGCCTGTTCTTCAGGCGAATACGAGTCCAAGTTATCCAGCATCAGCCGGATTTCCTCTTCCGTAAAGTCTAAAGTGTCAACTTGGGTCAACATCGTCGTCAAAAGCGGGTTTTTCACCCTCTATTTCGCCAATTTCAACGTTTTTACGTGAATTTTCGTCTTCGACGGGTGTTTCAGGAGGGCTCAAACCCAATTCTGCGTCCACATCGATGATGTTGCCGTTTATTACGACTTCAGCGTCCTGAATTTCAGGCTGGGCAACCAATCTTTGCAGTTTTGCACGTAGTTTGTTGCGCAACTCGTCGGTTGTCTGGTGCGTAATTGTGATTTCTGTCCTGTCGGTGAACAATCCAACGTCTGAAATCTTACCCAAAAGTTCTAATGCACG